CTCCCAATAGTCAGGACGCACCGTTTTGTACCAGTGGATTCGACCAGGGCCATTTCCCTCCAGCCGCAGTCGCCCCTCGATCATCAGATCCTTGGCACGCTGGGTGCCGACGATGTATGGCGTGACCCCCGAAGGGTGCGGCTTGTGCTTCTTGCCGCCCAGGTCAACGGACTCACGAGGCTTGCTGAAGATCTCCTTCGACATTGCGCTCTGCTCGGAGGCGCCCTTGATCGCCATGTAGCCCTTGTGCTGGCGTTTTCGAACATATGCATACACCGCATCGGTCGTTGTGCCGTCGGACGAGTCCACAGATACGGCGCGGATCGTCAGCAAGTTGCCGCTGGCATGTCGGAACTGCTGCTCAAGCAACAGGTCCAAATCCACCCACGCGCCTGCATTGGCGATCAGGGTCTGTCCGTGGATCTCGCCCCAATACACCAGCCATGACTCCATGTCGCGCCCCCAGGCACGGATTACGATTGCCAGGCGGTCGTGTTGGACGTCCACGCCGGCGGTGAGGACCATGCCGCCCCACGGCACCGTCTTCTCCGCATAGTCGAGCGCGCGCTCTGCCAGTGCCTCCGCCTTCGGCAGGTCGCTTTTATATGCATAAGGAAGGCCTTCTGTGTTATTGCGGAAGGAGCGCATCTTGGTGTCATCTCCCTTCGCGAGCTGAGACTGCGCTGTCAGGTACTTGGCCAGCAGCAGGTGCATCGCGCTACCAGGGAATGACGAATACAGCTCGTTGATGTAGAAGCCGGCGATTCCATAGAACGGAGCCGTCGCCACCGGATATAACTTCTGGACGTTCTGGCGCTTTTGTTCATCGGTCCACAGCGAACCGCAGTGCGGGCAGCAGTACCGCGCCGACATTAGATCGACTTTGCCGTAGACCTCATGGCTCAAGTCGGGCTGTTCCGTGTACTTGACGTTCTCCCATGCCAGGACGTGGGCCTCGCCGCACTCGTGGCACGGGACCATGAACACGCGCTTATCGCTGGACTGGTAGGCGGCATTAATGCGCGAAATATCCTCGATGGTAGGCGTTCCGCCAAATATGACCTTGCTGCGCGCGAAAGTCTTTACCCGCTCTTCCAGGAGAGTGATGGTATCGCCCTGGTCGCGAACGTTGTCGTTACAGTCGTCCGGTTCTTCGATTGCGACAACCGGAGCCGGCGTGGACTTGACGGAGCTTGGAGAGTTCGAGCCGACCAGTTTAAGAAAGCCGCCAGGAAAAGCCTTGTTGTCCCAGGTGCTTTCCTTCGTGATCCGCAACTTTGCCGATACTTGCGGCGTGACCTCGACCATCGGGCCGAACTTCTCGACGTTGAACTCTTTCGCCGCCTTTTCCTTCGCGAACATCACGATCATCGGCGTCGGATCAACATCGATCTTCTTTCCGATGTAGTTCAGTAGTACGCCATCCGTCCAGGCGATCTGCGCTGACTTCATGGCGACTAGCTTTTTGACCCGTGGATCATCCAGGGCCTGATGCATGAACTTGATCCATGGCGTCTTGTCCGGGTCGTATCGACCTGGCATAGCGGATGCCTTGGCAGATAGGCGTCGGTACTTACGGGACCATTCGGTCAGTCCGATCCGCTCCGGTGGCCGCAGTGTCTGCGCCAGGCGCGACACCAGCAGGCGATTCGCCTGCGTCGTATCGAGCGAGGTGAGAGAGGGCAGCATATGTGTGTTCGTTTAGCAGGCCAACGTCAACATCGATCCCGTGCGCGGCATCGATTTCGGCCTTTAGTTTGTCATCGCGGCCCAGCAGCTCGACCTTGAAAGCGCCGACCATTTGCTGCAGTTCGGCCTCCAACTGTTCGACGTTGACGAGGGACTTTTTCTTTTCCGCCAAGGTGTACAGCTTTAGCTCGCGGTCTACCCGCTCCGTCAGCACGCGCTCATGCACCAGGTCGGCGCCATCGTCTGTCTTATGGCCGGCGGCATTGCCGCGCAGTCTCCGGATGTATTGGATGCGGATGTGGTCAAGCGAGGACTCCTTCCAGTCGATGCCGGACGCATGCAAGAACTTGCTAACCTCCGCTTGCGATAGATCGAGATGGGATGCGATCTCTGTCTGGGTCAGCGCCATTTCTATAGCCCCCTTGGGTATTTCAAAACTAGCGAGAATTCGGGGTCATGGCACCCGCGTGTTCCCAACTCCAGGAAGGACCCGGAAAATCAAAAAATTAGCGTGAGAGGTTCTTGATCTCATGTTTCAGGCGCTCCGCGAACTTCTCGCGTTGGAAGCGCTGCATGACTGCTTGTACTTTCTCGTTTGCGTACATGCCGCCGACGCTTGGACCATAGAGCTTACGTGCCGGGTAGCTCTGCCACCCGCCCTTGCTACCGCGCTTGTATTGCTTCTGCCGCCGTAGCACGATCTTGCCCGCCGACTTGTCCTCAATGAATACGCCGGCGCGGCCATTGAGTCGCTGAGCGATGAAGGCTCCCTTAATGAGCTTAGCCTGACCGTGTACACGCACCGTAACCCCTGCCCTGCTCTCGCGCGGGTTGTAGTCCATCAAGCTCCTCGTCTTGCGCCTCACCTTGATCGTTGTCACTAGGTTTGATTGCGACGCCTTGCGCTGGCTCATGGAAGCTTTGATCTCAGACGTGCTCACGTTGTACCCCTCGCCGCGCAACTCACGTGAAGCCTGCGTAATCGCCATGGCACCAACCCGATTGAGAGCTCGCGGTATCGCCTTTTCGAGTACGCCATGCTTCATGCGTTCGATACGGCTAATGATCGAACTCATGTCGCCGCGCACATCCAGAGTGAATGCCATGGTGTAGGTCGTCCAATGGGGAAGAAGAGGTGCCGGTGACAACTGGCCAGGATACTGAGGACGAAAAAAAACCCCGCTTACGCGAGGTTCTGTTTTGTAGGGGCGTGACTTGCCCCGAGGCGCATTCTAATCAAAGTAGATCCGAGTTGCAATATTCTTTCGCAACAAAACTTCTAACGCCTGCTCCGCCTCGCCGACAACGTCTGTGAAGTCCAGAGAAGGAAAGCGCCACACCGTGGCGATATTGCAGCGACGACGGATCGCCCAATCAAGATGGCGCGGCAGGCTTTGCATCATTGCCTCAACGCCTTCTGCGACCCGTGTATCCATGTCTTCATACAATTCATCGGAGTCCCCCTCAACGTCTTCCGAGTAATCGCTTTGGAGCATCGCACTTCGCCCCCGCCATCCGAGCCGCGTATCGTCACGACGCTGCCACCGCACCCACGCGTCAAGACAGTAGTCCAGTGCCTTAGTTTCAACACGCGTGGCTACCGGGATCGCGTTCGGTGACTTCGTCGTGCCACGCGCTGTTGGTGCCACTAACTCCGTTACGCAGGCCCGCCCAAGGCCTGACTCCTCGACGAAAACCACTCCGTCAACAACAAGTACTCCACCCATTGAAAATCCCTTTCTGCCCAAATTCAAACTTTCTCCACCTATGTACGCAGGCCTAGCGCCTGCTCAGCCATTTCAATCGATGCGATGTAGACCGACTCTCCACGCTCTTGCTTCTGCAGAATCGCGTGTGCCCACTCGGTTTGCCCACTAATGCCCGCTCGCTGCGGCATTCCCCTCACCTTCAACTGCGACAGCAATTTCCTCGCGCGATCAGGGTGCAGCCTCGCTTTCCCTGGTGCAGGTAGTTCTTGACGCTTTACTGGCACCGGCGCCAAGTTCGGCTCCTCTGCGTACTGGCGGAGCGCTTCGACCCAACGCGGGCGCAACACCTCGTACCCTTGATGCGTCATGGCAAATGCCCCAACCTTCACCCAAGCCCAATAAATCGCCGGGTGCGACCAGACGTCAGGGTCGCTCGGGTTGAATCGCTCCCGTTTAACGCCCTGTTCCAGCGCTTCGTGAAACGCAAGTTCTGGATCAAGATTCGGCCTGCAAAGCTTGATGAATTCTGGAAGGGTCGGCGGCCTGTCCCTGGTTTCCAGCATCCGATATCCAGTCGCCAGTTCCGACCGGGACAATCCTCCTAGTCGTTCCGCCCAATACTCTTTCATTTCGGTCGCGTTCACACCGGCCCACATATCGGCGAATCGCGCTCCGTATGCGAAGGACATTCGCTTGAACAATGATTCAACCCAAGTGATGGGCAACGGCTGATGGGGTGATGTCGATGATGTTGTTACTTGCTGCATCGCTCGCTTCCTCTCCGGTTAATCCTGCAATCGTCGCCACGCGGCTTGCTGTGAATCCAGCGGCGTGCGTTCTTACCGGCGTCTTAGCACCGGCTACTTTCATCGTCGCGGCTTCGCGCGACCACCGTTCAAGTATCCCTTTCACGTAGCCAAGGCTTACCGACTCACCTTTTGTGCGCCGGGCTTCTTCACACGCCGCAGCAATCGTGGCTACCGTTACCCCTTGTGCAGCCATTTCGATCAAGCGAGGGTCCGCTGGTTGAGTGCGTACCCCATGCTTTCGGAATTCGACACTGAGCGCCACCGCACCGCGCGCT